GCTTTATACGCTGCGTCTTGTACAGAAGCCCAAAAGTCTGTAATACCTTCATTCGCAGCGCGCCATTTACGTACGATGCTCATCATTTCACCGTCGCTCAATCCCATTGCTTCACCGCCCATTCGACGAAGTGCCCCTAATGAACCGCCATAACCGAGCGCTAACTCCGCGATTTTACCTTTTTGACGTTCTGGCGAGCCCTTCTTAATCATTTCAATAGGTAAGCCGAACATCATTGCGGCCGCCGCTTCATAGATTTTACCATGCGTACGGAATACGTCTAATCGCCATTCTTCATTAGCGAACCAAGATAAAACTCTTGCTTCAATTGCTGAGAAGTCAGCGACTGCGAATGTTTTGCCTTCTGGAGCAATAAATGCTGTACGAATCAATTGTGATAGAGTATCAGGCACATTGTCATAAAATACTTCTAACATTTGAGCGTCTCCTTTTACAACACAATCACGTGCGAGCTCAATATCATTAATATGGTTTTGCGGCAGATTTTGTAATTGGATAAGTCGACCAGCCCAACGGCCTGTACGATTTGCACCGTAAAATTGGAATAATCCTCTTGCTCTTTTGTCTCGACCTGCACAATTAAGCATTGCGGTATATTTTTTAACAGAAGTTTTACCTAAACGCTGACGAGCCTCTAACACTCGTTTTACATCACCAGAGGCTTTTTCTAAGAGTGCGGGCATTTCTTTTTTATTAAGAGAGTCTACTGTTTCTCCTGTTTCCATTTCAAGCCATGCTTACAATTGCGCAACGGAGTTAGGATTCTCAAGACCTGTAATATCTTTAACCTCTTGAGTCAAAGTAGCTTTGTACCCCTCATCAATGCTAATGGCATTTGCGGCCATATTTAAGTCAATTAGAATACCTCGGTCATTAATCTCTTGGTCTAACTCCCACAAGTGTTGTTCCCATTCTGGAATATCATAGGCCTCAAGACGACGAACAATTTCACGCTCAGCGCGTACGTCGAAGTTGTTATACATCTTGTATTGCTCCCACTTTTCTAAGTCATGATACGGATAATTTCTAGTACGCATGCCATTAGTCTTAGTAGGCTTACAAGGGCAAGAGAAATAACGAATTAATGCCTTACCTGTGTCAAGTTTACCTTCTTGAAGCTTTAAAGCCTTAGATACATTATCCAAGGACAAAGGCAATCCACAATATGCAGCTTTAACCGCGGAGTCACGCCATTCTTCAATCGGTATTGTGTAACCAATACGCTCGAAGGCTTTACGTTCAAATACTGCATTATGCGCCCATTTAATAACATTACTATCAAGCAGCCCTTCTTCTAATTCGTCAGGTATCTCTTCGCCCTGCGCTAAGTCGACCGTTATGACATCTTCATCATCGAAAGCGTAACTTATCATAAGAATTTGAAAACTTGGGTCCGCGATATATTTATACGCCCCGCAAGCTGCAATATCAGCCTCTGAGTACGTTTCAATATCAAGGAATAACTCTCTTTTTTTCATAATACTTTAAAATTAATTTGTGGGCCAACAAAGGCTCGAACTTCTCTTCCAAGTTACGCGTACTACTTGGCGTGCTACCAATTACACTATAAGGCCCATAAATAAGGGCTACTAGCCTTCACAGGTTTTAGCCCTTAAACCGTTTAAATTCAATTATTTATGTGATAATGAGTAAAGAAGTTAAGAGTGTTATGCCATTGGGTCTTCATCAGTAAAAGCATTTGAACCACCAAAATCTTCTTCAGCGGTAGACCCACCTGCGAGAGGTTCACCATCTGCCAACTTCTGCAAGTTGTTCAAGCCACAAGCAATGCCACGATTACCGGCATTGTTGAATGCGTAGAAGTTGATAGAAGCACGACCGTAGCAACCTGAGTAGAACTCATCTTGCGACATAATCGGATTCAAATCCTTGTCAACGATGCCTGGCTTCAACTTAGACGAGCAATTGATAAACATGCTGTCTGCATATTCTGGGTTATCTGGGCGGTCTTCGTCGCCATCACGCAATGGCATTTTAAGGCCAGGCATGAGTTTACCATTCTTAGAGATTTTGTCCTTACCTACAACCTTAGCAGCTTCAATAGCCTTTTCAATCTTTTCCAAAGTCTTGAGGTCTGATTTAGGGATGATAAGAGACACTTGATACTTAGACTCTTGACCTTCAGCCATTGCTACTGGTTCAAATACATGTGCGTATGAAAAACGTACTTTACCTGTGATTACTTTTGTTGAAACATTTTCTGCCATAATTCTTAATTTTTAAGTGCTACAATATTTTATCTTCTTGAATATACAAATTGCTTAGGGCTCAATACAGGAGCTTTGAGGTTGTAAATACCTGGGCAATAAGCTGAGCCGTCTTTTTGAGTTTTGATTGCAAAGTATACGTTGCATAAGCCATACTTATTTCTAAATTCTTTCTGGCTGTGATTTAAAGTAATTGTTGCCATAATTCTTAATTTTTCTTTAGTACAAAGATAATAAATTTTATAATACGAAAATGCAAAAAATCTTTAATTTTTATTTAAAGTTTAAAATCATTGATTGCATCTTCCGTTCCTAAGGCTGGGCGCTTATCGCTTAAAGGCACTAAGACTGGTTTACCCTTAGCTTTAACAATAAGCTCTTTAAATATCGCTTCAAAATCCTTTTTACCTACCATCTTTTCAATGGCTGTTAGGCTCTTAAGCTTTGACTCAAAGATTTCATCAGCCGTAAAGTCATTATCAAGTAGAACTTGTGCTACGGCCTCTGAATCTGTGAATTTACGAGTAGAGCGACCAGCTACTAATTTATGGCCTGGCCATATAACTCCATTGCCAATAGCTTGGTCTGTAGCATATTCTATTACGCTATTAGCCCACTCTACCAGTAGAGGTACTCTATCAATAATATCTGCAATCTCTTCAGGTGAAAGCAATCCATTTTCAGGCTTAGCAAAATCGTATTTAGCTAATTCAATGTTTTGCTTATAAAGCTCACGGCATCTTGCCTTAACTTTGCAGAACTTACACCAGTCACCTGCTTTAAGTTCACCCTTACCATCAAAGGCCATTTGCGCTTTAGGCCGTACCTCATTATCAGCCCAATCAAGCAACTCTTTTACATCTACAGACCAAGATGATATGTTGTCAATACGTGGTTGAACAATATGCAATTCTACTGTATCAATCGCGTACATAATTGCGTACTTTTCATAGGCTCCTAAAGCGTAAAGCATCAACTGCTTATTACCTGTTGCAGATACTGGAACCCCTTTGCCATACTTAAGGTCTATTACCTTCATAATACCGTCTGCTATAATAATAGCATCACAAGAGCCGAAAGACTCAGGAACCCAACTACGAAGGTCTACACGTTCTTCAATAATTAAAATTGCGTCGGCCGTTCCTAATTTTGAAGACTCAAGCTCATCGCGTACATAGTCGACATAGAATTGTGCATAGTCAATCATTTCTGGTTGGTACAATTCATTTTCGAATATCTTAATTGCAGCCTCTTCAAATTGCTCGTCTGATACCGTCTTAAGAATATCGTGACGAATAATAAGCTCCGATAGCTCATGCGCCAGCGTGCCTTCTGCGGCATAAGGAGAAGGCTTATCTATACCAAACTCTTCTTCAAGTCTTGCTGAAGGCGTACAGCCAAGCCAACGGGAAGCTCCAGAGGCAGAAAGAAGCGCATGCGCTCTCTCTGAGTGGTTTATTGCTTTAGTATTGACCATTTGCTTAATAAAACTTGTAATTTTTTTCTTTTTGACTTGCTCCCATGATTACAACGAGTTACAGAAGTTAATAAATTCTTCGTACTTAGATTCAGGAAGAGAAGATACATTCTTGGCTCCCATTTCTTTCAACTTGTTAACCAACTCTACTCGGTGGTCTGCAAGTTTACTTGCCATTGCGGCTCTTACGTCTTCAGTCTTGTAGGACTTTTTAGCCTCTGCTTTTGCTTCAGGTTGAGAGCCGGCCGCTGGCTGCGGGGCAGGTTTTGCTTCTTCAGCTTTTACTTTAGACTGAGGGTCGGCTGCTTGGCTTTTTGCTTGTTCATCTTCTTCTGAAACAACAGGATTGTAGCAAGAAGCATTTGGCAAGTTAAATAACGCACCTAAAAGTCTCTTAGTGTCAGCGGACGCTTCATCCAACTGCAATTTTACGGTAATTTCAATCATTGTTATTAGCTTTAATTATGTTATTAATATGATTAATGAAACTTTCAATTGTCATTGTGGTAGATACCAATTCAGTAGTATTTATGCGGTCTTTACCTTTGTATACTGAAAGGAATGAACCCTTATAATTCAATATCGCTTTATACTCCCCCTTTTTAAAAGTGAGATAGCCATGCTCAAATGAACCCTTCCAGCCTGCATCGATTGTATACAAGTCGCCAACGAGCACTCCTAAAAAGTCAGCAAGAGCCGCTATTTGGTCTGCATCAATTGTAGTAGGCCCTGTTAACACTCGGCGTAAAGCCGCCTGTGGAAAGTTGTTGTACGGAAATAGCACCTTTGCTACTGCCTCTTGGTCAGGCTTGTAAAATTCAAGCACCTTATTTAAGTCAAATTTTTCCATATTTTTATTCTTATTGTTTTGATACTACAAAGATAAATCAATTTTTTGAGATATAAAAATTTTTAATGTTAAAATATGTAAAAAATTTATTGTTTATTTATAAAGTGTTGAAAATCAAGCTTTTAACTCCAAGTGTAAACAATAGAAACAAAATAAACAATGTTTTTATATATTATGACAATAAATAGCTTAAACCTAAAATTAGATATTTATTTGTTGTTCAAAAGTTTATAGAATTTATTGTTTATTTTGTTTATAGGATTATAATGAATTGAAAATCAGCACTTTAGGCAGAAACAAAGAATTGTTTATTTTGTTTCTATTGTTTACGAATAAATGCAAATTTAATGGTTTATGGTTATATATTCAATATGGCTTATCGTAGTGTAAGGATTTTTACTAAGAATTGTGGCTTGCTTTGAGCGATAGCCGAACCATTTTACAGGTAGCTTAAAGAATAAAAAGCGTTTGCGCTCCATATTAGTAACTGCTATAAGGCTATCTATATTTTGAATTGAAAAGGTAGTAGTATCTTTATGGAAACAACCTGAAAGAGTAGTCCATGAGTCTTTAAACGAAAAGCATTTCAATGTGTCAATATATTGCATAACAGTATCTACGCGCAAAGAGTCTTTCAGCTTAAGTTGTAATCTTCGATTTGTTTCAGAGGCGGACGTTATAATATCTTGCAATCCTTTATTGTCAACGCGTAAAGATTTAATGAGAGCTTGGTCTTCTGTGCGGTATTTTTCGAATTGCGATAAGCTTAATTGAAGTTGATTTATTCGTATAGCGGATAGGCTGTCATTAACGCGGTATGCCTCTGCACTGCTAAGTAAAGTAGTCTCATTGGCTTTAAGTCTTTTAACCTGTTTATTAAGGTCATTTGCTATATAGTATAAAACTGCACAAAGGACTATTAATATGGCTGATATAGTTCTAAGCATAAGGGTATCTTATTTATTTTGATTTTAAGAAGCTCTTTATATTTTATTATAAATAATATAATTCTATATTTTAAATTGAATAGAAGCAAAATAAACTATAGAATTATATATGTTTTATAGATTTTTATACTCTGTTTTTACATCAAAACAGGGGCAATCCTTAGATGCAAATTCATTATGACCATGGATAGTTGCGTTTGGATATTTATCCTTCAAATGATGTAAGAGCTGTAGTAAAGCGGCTTTTTGGTATGTTGTTCTTGTATCTTTTGGTGTTGAGCAATCTCTTGCTAGCCCTCCAATATAACAAATACCGATAGACGTTTGGTTTTTACCAAGGCAATGTGCTCCTACTATATGCTCAGGTCTACCTGTATGAATAGAGCCGTCTAAGTGTATAACATAATGGTAACCGACTCGCGTAAAGCCTCTTTGCCTATGCCATCGGTCTATGTCAGCTATTGTATTTTCACGGCCTTCAGGTGTGGCGGAGCAATGTATAATTATTTTGTCAATAGTTCTCATGCTTTTTAGTTTTTGATAAGCCTTCGGCAATTCTGTTTAATACCTCTGCTCCTTGCTCTGATGTAGCTGCCTCGACTATAGCTTTAACCATATCAGGTACTTCGGCGGCATGCGCTTTCTTTCGTCCGCTATTCTCAATTACTGATTTGCCCTCAATACAAATTATCGCTATTGTGCAAAGTATTGTAGTAAAAGGCAATACGTAGAAAGGTAAAAAGGCCCCCAATATATCAAACATCATAGCAAAAATCAATACGCGCCAATAATCACCGATTTTTATTATTGTACGTCTAAACCCATGCGATTGCAAACTTTCGCCTAATGCTTTTGCTGTGTTTGTTCCACTCCAAAAATCTATAAGGCACGAGCTTATAACAAAAAACCAGCAAACTAGTGTTATGCAGATACGGACTACTATGTAGAATAGTAGTCCGTTCATATCTTTCAATTCTATATATTCTAACATGACTACACAAATTTTTCCCAGTCTATATGAATTGCTTTACCAATGGCGTCCGAAGTCCATCTGCAGAATACCATACCCTTATAGCCATCGATGTCATTTGCAATTTTATATGCGGCTCTTAGGCATGAAGCTTCATCCTTGAATGGGTCTGGGTATAAATCGGCGTAGTACATATTAGCGCGATATGTAGCGTCTCCCAATGTAGCTTCTGTCTTTGTTCTACCGAATGGCATTAAGCCTAAGCTTTCCATAGCCTTTTTGACTTGCTGAGCTGTCCAAGTATGCATCTGGCCATTAGCATTTTCCATCATTTTACTAACATGCTCAGCTAGTTCATCAGTAAAATGATAGCCATGCTTTTTGACGTATTCTAAATAACCTTTCGCTGACATTAGTGCATTAGCCGCTTGAGCGTAAGGCAAATCAAATTCGTGCTCCTCTCTGTGACGGACAATATTGCCTCTGATAACTACGTCTTCATCATGTTTATGATGATGCTCGTCGTGGTCATTGTGTTTAACCACTATCATTTTTAATCTTTTTCCCATGATTCTTAGTTTTCAAATTTTTTGATGAAATCTTCCAACATCTTTTGCTGAGACTGCATAAGTCCTTTCATTTCTGAAATAGAACCTTCAATCTTACCGAAGCGCTGTTCTGTTTCTTGTTTTTCTCTGTAAACAGGGTTGAGGTCTGCAAGAATTGCTGGCGCTTTATCTTTAATCTTCTGCGCATGAGTAACAGAAGCAATTACTTGGTCTGCGCTGGCAACCATAGCTTCTACTTCTCCAGTTAAGCCTTGCTTATCTGTTGACAAGACGATATTGCCTGCATAAGTAACTGAGAGGTTTTCAGGAATAGCGTAAGTAGCGGTCTTTCCATTTGCTTCAACGGTTACATCGATTACCATTTCGCTTCTTCCGATTTTCTGGTTCATTTCTATGCGAGGGAATGAAACTGCCGTGGCTTTGCCCTGGGTAATACAGAACTCTTGCTTGTCAAGAATGTATACAGGATAATTTTGCTTAATATCTTTGAATAACATAGCTTTATTTTTCTTTTAGTTAATAAAGGAGTACCCAAGAAGTCTAAACTCCTCGAGTACTCCAACTAATTGATTAAGCCGCAGGAGGCGTAATGGTTATCACCAACGAATCGTTGATAGAATAAGCATGAGCGCATCCACACTGAACGCATGCACCGCCTTGTACTCTACCTACAGAGGTAATAGTTACAGCGGTAGGAACAGCTGACTGGCCTTGAAACGCGACATAAAACTGCTCTGTGAATAGCTGCGTCTTGGCATTGCATCCACAACCCTGTGTTACAACAGTAACTCGGGCAGTAACAGGAACAAAAACGGTTGTGCCATTGAGGATAGGAGTACCTGTAGAGTACTCTACCGTTGCCAACGGCTGGACGCTTGAGTCAATGCAAAACGGACGACACAGCTTCTCTCTGAACGTTGCCAAAAGTGACACTTGATTTGCAACCGGAGCGGCAGCTAAACCTACTGGAGATAGCCTTAACATAGCACACCGATTTTAGAAACCACATTCGTTGTTACAGCCGCAGCCGTTACCCTGTAGGCGAGCAATGATAGCGTCGGTCTGCTTCAGCTGAGAAATCTGAGCCTTGAGGTCCTGAATCTCACGAGCCTGCTCATCCTTCCAGTGAGTATTCAACGTATCAATAATGCGCTGAGTATTGTCCTGACCGGCGCGGATGATGTCACACTTGTCTTGCTGAGCCTGGAAGGCAGTAGCAGAGAAGCCCTGAGTAATTGCGGCTCCGAGGTCACGCTGGCCATTACGCAATTCTGCAGTGTCCTTGCAATTCTGGAGAAGTAAGTCCGCACGGAAATCGGCAATTTGGCGCTGAGTAGAGCAGCAACAGTTGTTAAGAGCCTCAATGATACGGCAGTCACCAAGGTTAGCAGCGTTGATAACCTTCTCAGCAGAGAAGTTAACTGCTCCACCAACCTCACGGATAGCAGCCTGAACGTCGCAGCAGCACTTCTGAAGAGTGTTGAAGTCTACGTTGAGGTTCTGTGCTAACTGGCTCAAAGCAAAGTCATTGCGGTTGAAGCCGTCACCGAGAGCGCTCATAATCAATGAGCTATTCTGGTTGTCCTGCATCTGCGTACGGATAGCCTCAAGAGCGGCATTGTTGTTGTCGTTACCAAAGCCCCCATTGCGAGTAAACGCCAAGAACATCAGATACGCAAACGGATTGTTCATCCAGTTGTTGTAACCATCGTCGCGGCGATTGTTAGACAGGATAGCAGCAGTCAAGGCATTATCATCGCCTCTGTCGCTACAGTAGATTTTTTCAATCATATCAGCCATAATAGTGATAAAATTAAAAAGTTAAACAATAATTTGATTTTATGCTTCTTGCCTCCCTAGAAAAGGCAATTAACATCACTTTTAAAACCGATATAAATATAAGAATTTATATTAAAAAATATTTAATAAATTTAGTTAAAAGTTGCTAATATAAACTCTTTTTAACATTTTAATATACAATCTTTTAAAACCATCAAAACAAGTGAAGTGAACCCGCCTAGCGCAGGCCATAGCAAGTCCTTTGCATCGAAGAAATCGTCCAACCACTTCTCTTTTACGAAAGCAAGAGCCACTATCACAATCCAAGCGATACAACCTACACCGATTCCGTAAGCTTTGCATTCACTTACAAACCAAGCGGCCAACAAGAAATGAAGCATCTTGTCATAGCCAATCTTCTCTACCAATTTGTCTGTCAATTTCATAACTTTCTTAATAATGTTACTGAATAATATACAACAAGCAAGGCGATACCTAGTACCGCCTGCCCAAACAAAACCTTAATTCTGTACACGGTCAAAGTCAAGTTTTTCCGGGTATCCGGTCTTGAAGTCGTAGTTGTCCACATCAGCCTTCAAAATCTTAGATTCGATTTCAGCCTTATGACGGGCTGTCACGTTATAGCATTCCAAAGCGTAGAGTTCAACAGCATTGAGGACCGCAATAGCTCTGTCGATTCCAATCGTAATCGGCTTTCCTCCGAACCACATGGTAGATTCCGTCTTTCCTGCGTTCTTTTCAATCGCTAGAGAGTTCTGCAATCCTACGCGGTCTGCCTTGCTGAGCCAAACCAATTCGCCACCGAACCAAAACGAGTTCACTTCCGTACTTGAATCGTAGTCCATCAATTCTTGGACTTTTCGCTGCTTAGCGCCTACCAAGGTCTTAGGATTCTTGCTCGCTTCATACGCGTCCTTCTCCGATTGTCCTACCTCCTTGTATTGGTTTTCGTCAGCGTCATTAGGGATATACGCTTCATTGATTACGTTCTCGCCGTCAGAAAGATACATTCCCTCACTTGGAACTACTCTCTTCATTCTTACATTCCATTGTTCTACTTTCATAATTCTATTTTTAAGTTGTTAATATTATGCGCTCAGTACCGCCCAACCTTTGTTTACAGCTATCGCAATGTCTTCTTCCGTCAATCTTGCATAGGCTTCAGAGTGAAAAGTCATTGACCGCATATCGGTATAAGTGGTAACGTCTCCTGCGTAGTTGAATAGATTCAAGCATGATTCCCTTGTCAGCATAGGGCTCTGAGCGAACGCAACATTATTTTTAAGTCCATCAAACCCACCTAAATCCGTTAGGTTTTCACAAACGTTAAACGCATTTGACGAATACGCTTCCGATGAAACTTTATAAAGTGGTAATGATTTTAATGCCGTGCAGTGGTAGAATGTATTATTCAATGATACAATAATGCCTTGCATAGAAGGAGCCGCTGTTAAAGCTATACAGTTATAAAACATATAGGCTATATCAATGTTCCCATCAATTAAGGTACTAATTGATTTAACGCTTCTTAGTTTTCTATTTTCCCTAAACATATTAATCATGTTACTACACGATGGCAATTCTATATTACCTACAGATTCAAGATTGTAACAGTATTCAAACATTTCTCCCGCATAGGTACATACGGGTGCGTATATGTCTCCTACATAGCTTAGGCCATCACAATAATAAAACATCTGATACATTGTTGACACTAATGGCAATGTGACCATTAATTTGGAACTCATATCATTTTTCATCTTTCTATTGTTAGAAAAAGCTGACTGCGCTGATACCGAGTTTGGCCAATTTATATTAAAGTTTTTATGCCTTAAATATACACAACCATCACAAACTTGTGCATGATTAGTTCCTTGTGAAGGAATTTCAAAGTCAATATATTGAATGGATGAACACGCATATAGCATTCGAGAGCAGTCATAATTAGTATCTATGAGATTTTTACAACTAATATAGTTTGCCAAGACTCTAAAGAATAAATCTTTATAACTCGTCAAACTACTATTCAATTCTACATTATATAAGGACCTCACCTTTCCATAATCTAGATTATAGTAAGACTTTGCCCAAAGCTTATCTAGATTAAAGAATGAATTTTTCTGAATATCTTCGAAGTTTCCTCCCTTGCTCGCGTAAAACCGAAAAGGTCCAAATGTTTTGCCGACCATTCCTTTTGTATATATGCGCCTTAGTATGTTCCATTCTAAAAATTCAGCATCTAGTGTTCCGCTTAATTCGCCTTCATTACTAATATCGGTTGTCTTAATATAAAGGGTACAACTTACTTTATTGCGAAGGTCACTATTGACCCTTTTTTCTAGGTCATCAATAATGATATCAGTTCTAGTAGCCTCAGCGTCAACCAACTTTGTGGCGTAACTTTTGCTATCGCTCGACGCTCGTGCTACTTCGTTTCGCACAAGGTCAAAGGCCTTCTTTATAATCTTAAATAGTTCCATAATCGTATCGTTCTATTGTGTAATTATACCATGATGAATTAATATTCATTGTAAATGCTGTCACTAATCCAGCCTTACTTTCATCCATACCTTCTGAATACTCTTCTCCCCAATCGCCATTCGGTATTCGGGCTATTCTTTCTCCGGTGGTTAATAGACCGAATAATCCCATAAGTCCGCCTTGCTTACGAAATGCCGCCGCTACATCTAAGACGTTATCACTATTGCCTTTCCACGGGTCTGCTTCGAAGTTAAACGTAATCTCACGCATACTAGGGCATCCTTGTATGCCGTAAATAGCCAACGCATAAGGCATACCGTTATCGTTTGCTGATGCAAAAGACTTATCCAACGT